GTTATTGATCTGTTCGGTAAAATCCTTGGGGGAAACACAAGAATCACCCGCATTATCCAATGCAGTGGTGGTTTGTATTAACGCCCCCACACCCTGTTCGTTCCCGCCCCAAATGCAGGCGTCCACTCCATTGGCATAGATCATCTGCCCATCCGGAGCTTCGGAGAAGCGCCCCCTTCCTGCACCGGTCGAATCCGTCCACAGTGCAGTTGCAGAAAACGCACCCGCCGAAGGAATGGCGGTGGTGTTTTCTAATACTCGGGATGCAGTCAGGTCCGTATTGTACGCCTGGGCCAACAGGTGACTTTCCGCCGGTTGCGATTTGTCGAAGTGGAACAGGTTGCGCGTCTTGAAATACGTCGCATTCATAACGGCGGTATTGATCTTTGTCATGCCGCCTACGCCGCGCTTATGCGTCCCGCCGATATAACGCAAATTATCAAGCATCTGAAAATTGTTCCCGATAGTAGACGGATCGCGGGTCATCAGTTTCCCGGAAAGCGGAATATCTTTATAATAAGTTTTCTGAGCCATTACCTGAAACTTCTACTCCCGTAGCTTCGTTTCACCATGTTTACCCGCATGGTCGGCTTATCGAAAGACTTATGTTCCGTCTTTGCCGCCATACGGCACTGCGCATCCCAATATTTATAAAACGCATCCCCGAAATTCGGTTCTGAATCCTTGTATTTGTAGAGCCATGCCGCATACTTTATAAGTGCCGGGGCATACTGCCGGTCAAAGCGATAGGTCGTATAGGGGGAATAAACAGGTTGCGGCTTCTGAACGTAATGCAAGGTCGCAACGTGTCCCGACGTGGACGGCGGCGGGTCGAAAACAATGTGTTTGCGCCCTTGGGGAACGATCACATAGGCATCGGATGAATCCCAATCGTTGTCCGTTCCGCCGAATAGCGCCGTCACAAGGGCCGATGTTGACGTAATGCCAATGACCACGCCGTCGCTTTCGTCAGTTGTGTTGTGAACGTCATCCCCTACTTTTACGCTGGTAAACGGTGCTGCCGAGTCCGTGAGCGTACATTCCCCGTTGGAGGATGCACCGGCAGAGGTCACAGTCCCGGTGATCCTGGCGGGCAACGTCGCGTCATCGATCAGGGAGAAATTGGAAGGAATCAAGGCCGCCGTAGTCTGGTTGGCATAGGCAACCGATTCATAGTCCCTAAAGGGCAGGAAATAATCCGTTGAACCGTCGTTATATTTGATCGTGTAGCGGTTCTGCGAATCCCTGAGATAGAGCCCCGAGAAATCGGCGTTGAGATCATATGAAGCAACGCTCGCAGAAGTTGTTATGGTCTGGGTGGTCGTAAGCACCCTTGTCCGGCGTACAAATTCACAGGCCGCCTCATAGAGGAAATCATACGACGCCCGGCTGCTCAAAAAATCGGAGCTGGATACCGTCTCATTGAGAATGACCGCTAATCCGTTCGTCAGCGATTTTCCATCCATGGCTAATCCTTCCGCAAATGCTCAACATTTGTATGGTTCTCCAGAACCTTTCCGGCTATCTTCCAAACCTTTGCAGCCCCTTCCCGCGTGACCTTCCCCTTCACAACCTTTACGTTGCAGGCTTTGGCAAGGTTCGTGGCATCGCCCCGCACCTCGATGCAGGGTTCCGTCATGCGTTTCATTTCTTCATGGGCATCCGCAAGACCCTTTTTCATATCGGATCGCGTGAACATTGCCGCCCCGATCTTTTCCCCGAGATCGTTGTAAACCGTCGCCACCCGATCCTTCAGTTTGCCTTTCAATTCGAGCGTCGAGCTTTCCAGCTCCCGCAGTTTCGCCTTCTTCTGTGCAAGACGATCCTGGGTAATTGAAATTTCCGTTCGTGGGATGCGGTCGAATTTCAGTTGTGTCTCAACCCGGGCGATATCGGTTTTCAGTTCATCCTTCAGATGATCGAAGTACCATGAGGGATAGGTTGACTTGACCCGTCCTTTTTCATCCAGGTCCACGCTGCCGAAAATCTGAAATGTCGCTTTTCCCTTTTCCGCTGGTGCTATTGCTGTTGCTTCGTCTGCCATGATTCATTCTCCTATTGTTTAGGTTTGGTTAAGGGTGCGGAACCACTTTCATAGTCCCGCACCCAATGTTTAATCATCGTTATCCCTTATGCGGCCACTTCAACCGCAATACCAGTTGTCGCAGCCGTAGGAACGGCCCCCTGAACATAGACATTCAGGTTTGCCCCACCCAGCGCCGTGACATTTACCGACACCGGATCAACAAGCAGAACATCGCCCGCTGTCTGTGCTGCCGCAAAGTTTACCGCATCCGCAGGAATAGCCGTCGCAAGCACACAATTCCAGAAGATGGGGCGAACCAAAAGGAGCCGTCGTTCAACATCCGTCGCATTCGCGCCATAGAAGAAACAGACATCCACATGAGCCGCCTTGTGTTGGAACAAGCAATCAACGAAAGCGCAATCACGGGCTACTTTACCCGTAATCAATTCCCGCGTAAGCAGAACATTGGGGCGCTCTTTCCCCAACGCGCCGCGTTCGTTGACGAGATCACCGACTGTGCATCCGTACCACTGCGAAGAATCACCATTACAGAGGACTTCAGCAGTCAAATCGGTAGTGAGAAGCCCAGACTTGTAGAACTCGCAGTTGTTGTAACGGGTGTATTCCCCGCCCTCGGCGACGGTGTAGAGGCATGTCGTCGTAGCGCTGCTGTTGCTGAATTTTATCCCGGTGAATGTGTTGCGAACGCCCGTATTTAGGAGCGTTGCGATGTCGGTTGCCACACCTGTTGTTCCTTGGGTAATCCTGGCTCCCGCCCCGTATCCAAGCCCAGGCGGCGGCCCGTTCAGGCCGATGGTGTGGACACGGTTTTTTGAAAGGGTAATCATCGCCGTTTCAACAATCTCGGAGTCGCCGTCAATCACGACAATATCGTTGTTGTCCGTCACAACGGCGTCATAGGCCCTGCTGAGCGTTTTGAAGGCGCGGTCTTTTTCGATTCCCGTGTTACTGTCGTTACCGTTCCGGTAGTCAACAAAATAAATATCACCAAACGTGGCCGGAATGTCACCAAACACGGGCAAACCAAAACTTGAAATCCCATTGGGGTAATTCGTGAGTCCCATTTTTGTTGCTCCCTTCTTCCAGTGACGCTACCCTGTCTCATGCACCGCCCAGGGGAATCGAACCCCCGCTTACACTGGTGTGGGATGTGCACCCCCTCGTCAGAGGCGCACACCCGTTGGTTAAAACGTCAACAAATAAACTAACTTACATTTTCGCCGAAACACCATCTCCAGCCCTTGAAACCATTGCCGCAGCGGAAATAGATACTCCACTTCGCCATAAAAGTTTCAAAGTCCACCGTCATCTTGGTTTCCTTGACAATACGGTCAATCCAAAGCAAATCCTTTTTCATCTGCCGGGAATCGACTAAGTACCAATTATTACTATCGTAATCGTCAAGACGGGGGAGAACAAGAACCTTGAACCGCTGGTACTGCATATTTTTGGTGTTGTTGGCAGATGTCGGATCTTTTTCAGAACCGACAATCTCGCCCGCCGTATCCGCAAGACTTTCCCCGCAAACGATGGTATCGGGGTTAGTGACAATTCTCTCCCCGATATCGTTCTTGAAGCGAAGCATGGCAAGGCGTGCCGCAGCAACAGCCGTTTTGCTCATTGCCGCTGTTCCGGCATTGTCAAACCCGGTAGCCGTGGAAACGCCTGCCTTCGTGGTGTGAGAATCGGAACAGAGAGATACGCCCTCTTCCGAATACATGAAACTGAACGCCGAAGAGAACGCATAGGCGAACGGATCAACTTCGATCTTGGCCTTGGTGCGCTGTGCGGCAATGGTGAGGCTTTCTACCTGATCCGACATGACGGCATACTTCTTGTCGTCCAGAAACTTCCGCTCAAACGCCAAACCGGCGGCGTATTCCTTGGGTTCGATCCGGGTCAAATAACCGGGAGACTGCGAAAGGTATTCCAGTTTCCCGTTAAATGCCGGGATATCGGCCACGCCGGAAACACTAAAGAACTCTTCCCATGCACTATCGGAAGGCACGTCACGGTAGAGTTCCCCCTTCTGGCTTGGCAATTCCGCCCACGCATTTTCGGATACTTCCCGCAGGCGTGCGTCAAGCAAACGAATGAAATTTTCAGAAATTACAGGGTTTCCCATGTGTCATTACCTCCTTTAGGCTCTGATAGCGCAGAACTGATCTGCGTTGAATTTGAAGATCGCATATTCCGCACCGGCGACCTCAAGATTGATTTCCAGGACATCCAACTCGTAGTCATTCGTGCCTGTGGCCGGTTGCTGCTCGATAAAGGTGGACTGTGCATCGAACTGAGCAAGGCAAGTCCCCTGTCGTAGAGACACCGGAACGAAGGTATCGCCAATGGTGATATCATACGGCCACGCAATATAAAACGTATGCGAAGTCGTTGACGTGCTGTACGCTACGCGATACAGACCCCGGTTTGCCCCGGACCTGCAAAACCATGTGGTGTTGTACGTGATGGGGGTGTGAGCAACCGCCGAAGTCGTGATGGTCAGGCCGTCGGTTGATGCCGCGGTGTTGGTGTAAACCGTTGGAGCCGTGCCGTAAGACGCCAGAAAGATCGGGCCTTTCAGAACCGTTGACGGCCCAATAACCGACACCTTTGCGAGAACTTGTGGATCGCCTTTGGCATACATTCCTTCCGCTCCCCGGAAGTCTCTGGCAACCTGAAGAGCCTGAGCGCCGCAAGAGACAATTTTCTGCCCCTTGTAGGTGCTGTCATACGCAGGAGAGGCATCATTGCCGGCGAGTACGACACCAAAGGGTACTGCTTTAGTGGTGGTATCATCATGCCCGGCTGCCGCCGCAAGTGCAATCAGACCTTCCCCATCCGGCTGACCTACCGCGATTGTCATTGCCACAATCGACCCTTCGTAGATCGTTTTTGCAGCATTGGCAAAGTTCACCGGCGCCCAGATGTTGCGAATCGGACTTTCAATTACCGTGAATCCCATTGTGTATCCTCCTTAAAATGAAAAA